CAGCAGTTCTATTATTATGATTAACAAATTGAACATCTTTAACTTTAAGAGTTAAGTTCATACCACATTCAATAATACGAACTTTAATTTGTTTTTTATCCTCATTAATATATAGAACAATAGCAAGTTTATCTTTCCAATAGCCAGTATTCAAAGTAACTATATCATAAAGTTTAACTTTAAATCCAGATGTAATAGTACCATCAATTTGTTTATAAGTAATGTAGTTCATAATAAAACTGTATTAAATTTTTAGTTTAACATTTATTAGCTAGTTCTTTTGCCCTATATTGAACTCAATATTAATCGTGATAGATTAATCAGATTATATATGAAAATTCAACAGAGAGCAAAAGAATCGTATCTATGAATGCATCATTAACGTAAATAGCTAGTCATTTGTAGCAGCCTCATTATTCTGTTCATTATTCTTACCATCACGTTTAAGACGTTCTTTAAGAATATGTTCAGATACAGAACCAAGTTTACATTCACTAACACAACGACTAACACCTTTAGCATGAATTACAGCATATACAATAGGATAATTAATATATTTATTATTACCTACTGTACGTTCGATTTTAGTAATTCCAACTTCGGTTACAATACCAACACAAACACCAAGCTTAGTTTGATTATGATATTGATAAGTATATTCCATATAAACTACTTGTCCTTTTTTAAACTTAGCTTGTTTTTCAATGTATCTATCTAATAGACCATCAAAAATAAAAGAATCATAATTATCCATTTTAATTATATATTTAAAGTTAATAATATACATACTAAAAAGCCTAGCACTATCTTCACAGACAATACTAGGCAAATCTACAAATACGAAATCATATAAACGAAATGTTTGACACAGACATTGTTATTACTAATTTCACAATCAATAATAACATCATTAACACCAAATCAAATATGACATATAACACTTGGACTATGATAAATATTAATAGCACTATCTTCACAGACCGTACTATTACAAAAGTTACAATTAGAAATTAAAACGGATAATAACAATATCATAGTTTCGGAGTTCAATTCCTCCATCATCAGCAAGTGAAATAACACTATTATCTTCACAGACAATAGTGTTAGAAATATAATCAAAAATTTATGTGGGATTATTTAGTAGATTTATTTGCTTTTCTACGTTTAAGTTCAGCATAAATTTCATCATCGCTAAAATTCTTAAACTTATTCTCTTGTTTATTATTATCAACAGATTGATTAACCATTTTAATCATTTCCTTATATTCTGCATTAGAAGTATCAATAATATGTTGAGCAATCAAATGATTAATTTCAGTATTAGCGTTAACAATATTAATAATCATATTTTTAGCATATTTAGGAAAAACAGCAATGATAGGTTTAAGAATATCTTTATCTTTAATTATACTATCCCAACGATTAATAAGCCAATCAAGTTCAAATCCATTTTCAGTAGCAAGTTTAATAATATCTTCTTGAGTTTTACCAAAATTATTAAGATATTTTTGTTCTTTAAGAACACATATAAATAAAGCTAAACCTCTAACATATTGGTCTGGAGATAAACCTTTATCTTTAATATCATTAATGAATTTATTAATAAGTTCGCAATCTTCTTTATATTTACAAGTATCACAAGTAATACTATCACAAGATTTACCAAAAACTTCATCAAGAATAACTTTAATATTAATATTTTCCATAATTTTATTTATTTAATCATAATAACCAAAAACATCATTTTCAGGGTCAACAATAGGACTATCATCAACTATTGGTTCCCAAGCAATATCGTCAAAATCTTGACTTCGACATTCTGCATGAATTTCAACACCTTCAACATTATTATTGAAATATGTATAATCTTCAACAAAATAAATATCAGTTCTTTCCATATCTTTATATATAAAATAAACTCCGAGTAGAGGATGATTATCATCAACTAGTTAACTATAACAAACCCAATAAACAAAATGGATAAAATGGCAAGAACATGAGAATTAGCTTTAACAAGCTCAACAGCACTATCCATCCTCTACGGGGAGTCTATACTACAAACTTAGTTAGCTTCAGAATCTTTATTCTTTTTATGAAGTTCAGTTTCAGTATCAATCATAATACCAATAACTCGTTGACTATCACTAGCAACATCAGCATGAGCTTTAACTAAAGCATCAATGAATAAATCATCTGTATATCTATATTCTCTACGAAGCCCACCATCAGCAGTAACTCTAAACTTATTCCATAAGAAGTCAACATAAGCACCTTTAGAATTACATATTCTTCCATCATCTTCAAGAATGTGAAGAATATTAAGAGAAGTATGGCGTCTAAATGCAGCATTGAATTTAACAATACAAACTACATCAAGAATATGTTGAGGAACATTAATCCCAACAGGAACACCACGTTTATCAGTCTTAGCATCTTTAAAATCATTATCTTCATTAGCTTGACTAACAACAGTAGTTTGTTCTTCCTGTTTACGAACTTTACTTTGTTTCTTCTTCCTAGCTTTATTCTTAGGCTGAACAGTTTCACTACTAACAACAGCATTAACTTGTGTATCTTCTTCAGGAAAAACAAGTTTATTTTCTTGTTTAGCTTCTTCTAAACTTTCAGCCATAGTTTTCTTTCTAGGCTTAGATTGAACATTACTAGTAACATTATCAAAATTTACCATAACACTTATAAGTTTAAGATTAATATTATTATCAGTAGCAATATTACTCTACTGAACAACACGACAAATATAATAATTAAATATAATACTTCAAATATATTATAATTTATTTATACTATAATTCTAACTAATAATCAATAGCTATATTAAAATAACTAAAATAATTATAGCAATAGGAATTAACTTACCACGAGTATAATAAATATCAATAGTATCAAGAGTATCATTAGTATAAAGAGAATCAGTAATATCAAGAATATTAAGAATATAATTAGTAATACCACCAGTAATATTAGCATGACTAGTATTAATAGTAATTATAATACTGATAGTATTAATAGTGCTATTATTAGCTAGAACTAATGCTATTGGTTATTATGACTAGAAGTCTTATTAGACTTGATAATACTATTAGAGCTAGTCTTAATGACGATTGTATGACTAATAGTCATGACGAACGTCAATGAGATGATAATGATGATAGAACTGATGATAACACTGATGATAACACTGGTATAACTAGAGGTTATAATGCTGGAACTAGAGATTATGATAGTATAACAAGAAGTCATAGGAGGTATAACGAAAAATTATAGGAGGGAAAGAAAAGGAAAGAGAGGGAATTGGAACAATAGGTTTAGATTGATTATTAGGAGTGTTACTAGGAGGATGAAGAGGATTAGGAAGAATGGCAGCGGGATTAGTCTTTTCAGCATGACCATCTCCACATTCAATTCCACATTCATCTCCACCACAATCATTCTCATCTCCACCATCAACCTCAATTTAACCCTATTTGAACCACATCCAACTCCACCATCTCATTCTCCACGAACTCCACATTCACCACTTTCATCTCCATATCCTCTTTCTCCACATTCAATACCTCTCGTCACCTCTAATTTCACCTCTATAACTTTTTGTTATGAGAGTAAATCTCCATGACCAATATCAGTATAACAAAATGTTATGAGAGTAAATCATCATTAATTTCATTAGTGGAATTATCATCAGTAACTACATTAAATTCATAATTATCAAGACTATCATTAATAATATGAGCGATACCTTTTAATTTACCAGCAATACCAAGTCTACTCTTATTAACACTATCATATATTTTTGTTATATCTTCAGCATTACCATTAGTAGTAATATCAGTAATAGCAAGAAGAATATCAGCATTAGCAGGATGAAGATTAATAAGTTCAATAGAAGTAATAGAATTATCATTCTCAACTTCAATAGTAGTAATAATACGATGTACTTTCATGATGTTTAATATTAGGATAAGACTTATCAGAACTTGCAGCTAGTTCATGATTGATAAGACTTATCAGACTGTTAAGTTCGTTTGCTACAATCTATTTAATGTTGATAATGAGCATTTCCATGTTGAACACTAGCAACAGCATCAACAAAACTATTGTTGATAACACAAACGCTACCAACCCGAAGGTCAGTAGCGTCATGTTCATTAGAATGGCATGTCGTCATCATTCATTGCAGTAGCAACAAAACTAGCTGCTTTAGCTTTAGCTTCACGCTTGGCAACAATGGCAGCACGAGCGTCCTCCATAATCTGCTTGATAAGTACATTATATGCACCAACAAGAACAGGGTCAGCAGGCTGTTCGATACCTACAATATGATATACATATCTATCATAATCCACAACATTGTAAAGATTATCTTTACGAGTAAATGGATTACGGTCTTGTACACCAGCAGGTACAAACTGACAAAGAACTTTGACAGCAACACCAGTCAGATACATACTAGCAAAACCAGCTTCAACAGCTTCACCAACATAGTTGACAAATCTACCGTAGAACTTGTCTTTGCGCATTACAAGCCGTATCTGATTGAATGGCATCTGAATAGCACCAAGCATACCCATTCGATGTGTACCATCAGGCATACTTTGAGCACCTTTGACAGGACTAGCAATAGTAACAAACGCATTGAGATAAGAATTGCCATTATGACCTGTACGTTCTTGACAATCAATATTAGTAATGACAGTAGTCATTACATAACTATGACCATCAGTACAGATGCGTTTAACAACATCAGCAATGGTTTCCACTTGCGCAGAATTTTGGTTATCTGTATCAACAGTAGTTTCCACTTTCGCAGAATTTTGGTTATCTGTATCAACAGTAGGTTGAACAGGTTGGTTATCTGTATCAACAGTAGGTTGAACAGGTTGGTTAACACTAGTAGTTGGATTAACTACGTTAACATTCTCGGGAGCACCACCACCACCTTGTGCAGCTTGTGCAAAATCTTTAACGTCTGGCACGACTATTAAGTATTTAATTACGCTAATCAGTAGCATTACTGACAGTTGTTTCGTTTCAACTGCAAAGTATTTAATGTTGATAATGAGCAACATCATCTAGTA